CTAAGGTACTTGGAGGGTATTCTCTGCTTCAGAAGGGAAATTTCGGCAATTCCGTTTTGTCTGGTCATCGGCAGAGCGTAGTGATCCAGTAACTTGACGGCCTCGCGCCATCGGATCCGCTCGACTCTTTTGCACGATAAGAGTGCCGACACAAAACGTCTGAATTGCCTGGGCTTCTTGAGTGTAGACACTGTTGGAAGGATTCTGTGGGCTCGACTAGTGAGGAGATTACGACCTGCGGTCAGGTCCGACCGGATACTTGACTTTATGTCTAAGACAGAGGAGTATAGAAATCTACTTTTATCTGTGGTCGTAGCTGAGCGACCAATGGCACTAAATAATTTAGCGGTTCGTAGATACCATGTACCTCTGTTTGTCGATTGACGGCGCATCGACTGATCCGTGATGACCTCCTTGGGGACCTTTCCCCAATACCGTTTGTCATATTTCCTCCTAACGTTCAACTGCTTTGTGATCTCAGTGGTGACGTCCTCCACGGGGAGTCCGTCGGTCCACGACATGTGAATTCGTTTAGGCAATGCTCTGGTTATCGCATCACCTGCGTCTGGATCTGTTGGCATGAAAATGCGGATAGATCTTAACCCGTGATTTAACCAGTGCATTACCTTCGATATCGCACGTGGATCGACGGTCTCCCCAGGGAGGCCGCTGCCGCCGAGTTCGAAAGGCAGGTTGTCCGTTAAGTTGAGCTCACGCGCGGTTTGCCTAAGTGTGTAGTCAGTGTGACGTGCCATGCACGCGAATTTCTTGGCGTGTTCTCGGTTCTCCATCAACCCTTGGTATGTGCCGACTTTGGTTGGCGTGTATCCGAGAATGTTTTTGGCACCGGTCACTTCACTGATTTTCAGTGTGTGGTGCGACGATGCGCGTACCTCTTTGTCATCTGAGCTATCTACCGCGACAAAGTCCTCACAGAACACACCTCCTGTCCCGTAGAAACATTTAGTCTTGTTGAGTACGAGACCAAACCTCTTTATCCACCACTCGTAGGCTTCTGCTTGCGATGGTGTGTAAAGAGCGATGAGATCGTCTCCACATAACTTCATGTTTCTGCCGACATTGGAGGCTGTGTTCTCACAGGCCTTTTCATGGCAGAATGCGTTGATAGCACAGAGGCACGCCCACGTGCCACTGAGACCCATATGGGCTCCCCGCGTTGTCTCCTTCCTCTCACAGTGTTCTAACATAATTTGCGGGCCATGGATCCACAACATACACTCCTCCTCCTCCCTCGTCCACCGCTGGCCCTTTGCTGCTCCTCGGAGAAAAGCAGCCATTACCCGATGTAAGATGTAGTCTGAGGCACTGGAAAGGTCCGCGCTGTATAGGAGCGATCGACGATCCCCTATCAGCTCGAACTGTACATGAGAAAGGGCTTCTCTTGTGTACCCTTTCCGGTGCAAAGTCTGCAACAAACGTTGGTTTAATGTCCGGGCCACGTGGCTGTTAGCGGCCGGATGAAGCGATGCGACTCTCAGCTTTCCTGCAAGTTCTTTGATCACCGCCGTCTTTATTTCCGGTGTATTGCTTCTGTATACCATTCTTATGGCGTGCAGAAACATGTCTACTGGATCTATTGGGCCTGTGATCTTGTCTTTCAGGAGGGCTGCGATTCTAATCGTTTCCTCCGGGTCTAACAAAAACCGCTCTAACGCCTCACGCTCCGCGCGTTCGTTC